GGGTGGCGTATCCGCAGAATCTGCATATCCCCCCGGTGGCTCTATCTCGCGGCTTTCAACCCATCCTGAACCCGCGAATCGCGCGCATTAAAAAGCCCGATCAAGTCGGGCCTTAGGTGGCGGGTAATTGGCTGTTCAATCGTTTGAAACCCTTGAGCTAGAGCGGTCAGAGGGTGGCGGGTAGGATAGGCCTAACCTAGACGCGCAGCGCCTACGCCTTCAGCTGCGGTCTTCTCCGAGTGGCAAGGCTTGCACAGCGGCTGCCAGTTCGACGTATCCCAGAACAGCTTCGTGTCGCCTCGATGATCGACGATGTGGTCGACCACGTTGGCCGCAGTCACGCGGCCTTTCGCTTCACACATCCGACAGAGAGGATGCTTGGCTAGGTACGCAGCTCGGTAGCGCTGCCACTTGCCACCGTAGCCTCGCTGCGCCGTGGTCAACCCCTCTCGCCAAGCGTCAGGGTTCAGCATCTTGACCGCCTGCGTATCGGCTACGGCAGCGCGGGTAGGCTGCATACGGACGCGAGGCTTAGCCATATCAGCGACCTGCAGGAGGGCGAACGTTCAACGCACCACCAACCGGCTGATATCCATTTCCGTCTCGACCGTTTAGCTCTGGCCTAGCGTTAAGCGCCTGTGGTGCGTTCTCAGCTACGTTCTGACCTAACCCTTCCGGTACCTCGCCTTGGGCCACTAAACGCTCCACAGCGACACACAGGCGCGTCAGGAGGGGTGTGTAGTCGATAACCGCGGACACCTGAATGCCGTCACTCAGGGATACCGGCAGAAGATCCATCTGATCGGCCAGGGGTTGGATCGTCTTTACAAGATCCTGCAGCTCGCTCTTCGACAGACCTTTCGGTGAAGTGATCGCCAGCAACCCGTTGCTTGATTTGTTCGAATCGTTCATTCGCTAAGTCCATCCACTTTTTGAGTTTGGCCCGTCGCCGGGCGCAGCCTGCGCATGCCATCTGAGTTCTCCACTCGATGCCGGAATTCCGGCATCGGTTCCCTCTGCTCGTCGCATCAGCCTAGCGCGATCCGTACACCGCGACCAGAGACCGGCTATCTGCGAAACGGCCAGGGGTCGTAAACCGCTAAACGCGCAAAAGCTGCGTGTTCTATCCAATCTGCAATTTTTGCGTTTTCTATTCTCGATTGCTTGAAAACACGATTGCATGTTGCATTACTCCTAGACAGAGTAATGCAATGCAACCAAGATCCGGTTGCATATATGCTATTTGCAACCCTATTTGCAATGCAATCGAATCAATCTGCATTTTCTGCGCTCAGGGAAATCATCCCGTTTTCCGCAAAAATTGCGCCTTTCTCGATCAGATTCTCGATTGCTCGGTTAAACGCTTGGTTCATGTAGCCCGGCTTTTTGCCCGGCTCGAAGTGGGAACAGAACTCATCGTGAACCCTGGACGATTCGATAGCACCGCCAGTTTCCATGCCGAGCAAATCGTGCAGGATGCCGAGGATCGACAGCTCGTTCTTGCCCGTCTTCTTCTTTTTGTCTTCCGTCTCCACCGTACCGGGGCCGAGGAACTCGACGATGCAGCTAGAGATATCATCGCCATCCTCGTCGATGCCGAGCACCACAGTGTGGAGATTGAAGATGTAGCTGAGACCCTCTCGGCCATCCTTCATCTTGCTCGTGGTGATGCTGCGGGTGTCCTTGCCCCGCTTAACCTCAAGCTCCACGTCGCAGGCCGCCTTGATGCTGGAGTGGCCGCGAGAGCCCTTGGAAGCGTCCTTACCGCTGTGGTGTACCAGCAGGACCATAGCGCCGCTACGTTGCGCCAGCCGCTTGCACTGGCTGAGGGCTACGCCTACGTCCTCACCGCTGTTCTCGTTAGCGCCTGCCGTCACTTGGGCGAAGGTGTCCATGACAATCAGATCGTAAGGCTCGCGCTCGCAAACCTCTTTTATGAGGTCGGACACCTGCGACACGTCCATAAGGTTCGGGGTTACGTCATAGATGACGTCGAAGCCGATACGGGGGAGCGCGTGTTGGTGGCAGTAGGCCCGAATTCGCTGCCTGAAGCCCGAGACACCTTCGGCTACCACATAAAGGACGCGGCCGGCGCTGACGCGATGTCCGTTCCACGTTTCCAGGCCGCGAGAAATGGCCGCGCACATGTCCAAGGTGGCGAACGACTTGCCCGCACCGGATTCGCCGAAGAGAACGCCGAGCATCCCTTGGGGCAAGAATCCTTTGATCAGCCATTTTATCGACGCTTCCTGCGCCGCGAACTCGTCGTCTGCGGTGATGCGGAACTTCCCGCCTTTGGGCATGGCGAGGGATTCGAATTCATCGGCGGAAGCTACCTCCAAGCCTGTTTCGCCGCCGTGCTCGCGGATCATCTGGAGAACGGTGCCCATGGTCTTATATTCAGCGGTGCCGTTCCGACCAAACGAGACCCACCGTTCCATGCTGTACTCAGTGCTCGTGTACTTAGGCGAGCGGGAAGACCACTCGTCCCAGATGTCGAAGCCCTCGCCTTCAGTCTCGTGGTGCACGCACATGCCCACCGCGACCCAATCGTCATAGTGCAGGTCTTCCGGCAGCTTCTTAAGGAACTCTGCGATCTCTTCGAACGAAAAGCCCATGGTCGGTTTGCCCAAGCCGACGCATTCCGCCCTTACCCGCTCTAGACGCCTGAAGCGAGTAGCGCAGAACGCCTTCACCTCTTCGGTAAGGGGAGAGACGGTGTTCTCCGATCCGGTAAGTTCGGTCAGCTCGGTAACATGGCCTGTGAAGGTCACGAAGCCTTTTGCGTGAAACGTTTCAAACCCGAACGACCCGTCGACCGGGGTACTATCCTTGCTGTCCGGCGATTCACCCAGCATGAAAGCGCGGACACCCGTACCTGAAGGGCTCAGCTCGGCGTAAGTGCCCGCGGTTAGCTTCTCCACGCGCGGATCTATGACGCCGTCTTTGACACAGTTGTCGAAGTCTAGAGCGGTGATCCCGAACTCTGGCATCAATGCCAGGCCAACGCCGGCGAAGTCGTGCTTCTGGGCGAAAGCCCGTGCTTCTTCGAAGGTAACGAGAAGTCTGCGATCGTCCGCGGACCCATGTGTCTTGTTACGTACTGAACCCGACAGATAATAAGGCATCTTCAGTGCCTTCGGGCGTCCGGGCCGCTGGACCCATCGCCAAACCAGCCAGCCTTTCAGTTCCCGCAGCGCAGATGGCGCCTGCAGGTTCTCGAATTTCTTAGCCATTTTTGCGGCTCCCACGGCGTCACGCTTCGTCGGAGAAGTTAGGCTCCGCCAGTGCGGCAGCGTATTTCGGATTCATCAGCTCGGCACGCGGCACCCCGTACAGCGATTCGATTTCCGTAACCCGAATCAAGGGCACGTAACCTTGGCCCATCCACTGCTGTACGGCCTGGTAAGAGACGCCCAGCTGGCGCGCCATAGGTGAAAGGCCGCCAGCGGCTACTACGGCCGCGAGGATACCCGTATATTTCTTGGCGGACATAACGGTGTTCAGTAAGGCGCCGTGCGTGCCGTCGTTGATGATGCGTTGGGTCAGTTCTTTGAGACGGTTGTCCATTATTTCTTCTCCGGGGTCTTGGAAAGGTCTTTGCTTCGGGCTTCCAGCATTGCGTCTGCGATTCGGTAAGCGAGCACCGCTACGTTCAGCCGGGCATCCGCCTTCCAATCCGTAACGGTAGGATCGAACTCGTACCGCGTGTCGTACTCGCTCAGGCGCATCAGTTGTCCTAGCGCCTCGATCGCGGCGGTATCTCGGAAAGCTAACTCTTCTGCGGTTCGCTGTTTTGCCATTGCTCTATACCTATCGGCGTGAATTCGGGCTAGCATACAACCAGTCGCCAACGAAACGCAAGCTAACAGTCTCTTGCACTCGTACCCAGGTACCCGCGGACGAACGGTAGGAAAGAATTTGAACAAGGCGCTAGACAACACAAGAATCTACTTGTACAGTTCATCTCACCAACCACCCCCAACGGAGAACGCCACCATGTGGACCGCCGCCCTGATCCTCCTCTTGCTGTTCTGATGTGGACCCCGCTTCGGCGGGGTTTGTCGGTACCGAAACCTAATAAGGAGATACCAAATGTCTACTACTGTCGCTATCAGCGCAGCGGCGCTCGCTTCCTCCAGTGCGGCTAACCTAGCCGCAAGCCAGGCTCGCAGGAGTGCCTGCGAAGCTTTCGAGATGTCGTATCGCGCCGAATTGGCCACCGTTGATCAGAAGCAGCAGTACTCCGAATGCATCCAGCTGTTACACCCGCAGCCGTCCGCGCCGATGACAGGAACGGAGCTACTGGTTGTGAAAGCCGTTATTGTCCTCCTGCTTATATCGGTCGTCGTCGGGGCCGTTAAGGGGTGGCGAGAGGGGTACGACACCATGGATCGCATCGTGTGGGCTCTGCTCACCGGGTTTATGGGTGCCATCATCGCCGCGGCCCTTATGGGTGCCGGCGCTCTCACAGCAGCGGGAATCACCTACCTGTTCAAATAAGGAGATCCACCCATGGGCAAACTAGTACTAACCCGACGCGCCGGAGAAGGTGTGAAGCTGACCGAGCCGAACGGCGACGTTTGGGTAATTCGCGTCGAGCAGGTTGGAGCGTTCATTCAACAGAGGATCATAGGGATTCTCGTTAGGCCGAACGGTGACGAAATACTGCACCTGGGCGAAAAGGAGTCTAGGTCTTTCGCCGGCGGCAACGTCGAGCTGCGCCAGCATAAGAGGCCCGACCAAGCGATTCTGGCTTTCGACTTCCCTCGGGATGTGAATATCGTCAGGACGGAGATTGCGTGATGGCCGATTTGATTCGTTGCGCTACCTGCGAGGGTTGGGGTGTGACCTCCTACGATGCTGCAGGAGTACCGCACACTTGCGAGCGTTGTAAAGGTCTCGGAAAGGTTGAACCCATCGTACATCCTCCCTGTGAATACGCGCTAACCGATTGCCAAGCCGCTGTAAAAGCAGTGTTGGATATGGCAACCGAAAAATTGAATTCGAACAGTTTTGAAGCGCGAGAACTGGCCGAGCTAGTCGTCAAGCTATTCGACGACTTCGAGCTTGAAGAAGCGGAGCCTTGGTGAAAATGACCCTCCAGTGCCCAAAGTGCGGTAACCCGGACGTCATACGCATGAGCAGCCTACGCATTATGCAATGCCCGGATTGCCATACCGAATCACCCTGGCCGTTGAAGGACGGCCAGAAGCCTTTGATCAATACCAGCCGAGGAGATCGAAAGAAATGACGCAATCAAAACTGGAATCTTTTATTGAAACGTGCATCAACACGCTGATCGGCTATGTCGTAGCCCTTCTTTCACAGCTACTCGTTTTCCCGCTTGTCGGTATCCACGTTCCGTTCTCTACCAACCTGGAAATCGGCGCTTGGTTCACGGTTATCAGCATTCTGCGCGGCTACGTAATCCGCCGTTGGTTTAACGCTCGGCTGAAGGCCATGGCGAAAAGCTTGGCGCAGGAAAGCTAAACCCTAACCGTTCGTCGGGCCTACAAGCAATCGCAAGTTTCGTGTTGTATAGTGCAGTCACACCAAACAGATATCGAGGAGAGGGATTATGTCTAAGTCAAAGATGGTTAGCGAAGCGCAAGAGTACAACCGTTGCGCAATCATCGCTCGCCGCATGGGCGACCTGCCGGCCACCGTTTCGGCCTTCTGTGAGCGCCGCGACTACCTGATCAAACTGGCACGGCGGTCTGCATGAACCGCTTCAAACCCGAACAGACCGTCCGCATTAACGACACGCAGAGCGAGTACCACAAGTGCCTGGCGCGTGTCGTGAAGGTCGGTACGAAGAGCTACGACGTAACGGTAGGTGCCACCCGCCTGCGCGTCGTCCCCGAACAACTGCTAGGAGTACGCAAGCCGTGAAAGACTTCAAAGGTACACCAGGCCCGTGGACCGGGATGAAGCTGACCGAATGCCTCCCACTGGCGCACTGCGATCAAGTCGGGCTATCGATCGGTTTCGTAAACTCCAGTAGTGAAGCCCGTATGCAAGAGGGCAAAGCTAACGCCCGCTTGATCGCTGCGGCCCCCGATCTGCTAGAAGCCGTCCAGGGTTTGCTTATCTGCATGCGTCTCGCAGGCTGGGAAGACGACGCCATGGCGGTACAAGCCCGCAAAGCAATCGCCAAAGCCCTTGGAGAATCCAAATGATCCGACAATCCGCTAACCGCCCATGGCAACCCGATTGCTACATCCTCTTGTCAGGCATCGTTTGCTCGCCAGAGCATGTGCGTAAGGTACTCAGCCAGGAAGAGGCCCGCGCCGCGCGTGAGGCCACCGCAGCCATCTACAGGATGATGAAGGTATGAAAAAGGTATTCAAGTACGCTGTGCCAATGGCGGATTACTTCACTCTCGAAGCGCCTAAGGGCGCCGAGTTCCTTAGCGTCCAGTTGCAAGGGCCTGAAGTGCAGTTATGGGCTCGCGTCGATCCTGATTCGTACCTAGTTACTTACCAATTCGCCGTCCACGGCACCGGTCACACGCTTAGCGAATTTTCGCAGAGCGCGCCTTTCATCGGCACTTTTCAGCTTCACGGCGGAGCGCTTGTATTCCATCTGTTCGGAGGGCTTGAAGCATGATCCGCCGTGCCCAAGCTGAAGCGCTACTCAAACTGGCCGAGGCACTGGAAGAGTGCGAGCGGAACGGGGTCACGTTAACGAGCACGGACTACGGCGTAGATATCTCCGCGGGAGCTACCTGGCGGCCGGATGTGCAGCTAACAGGCGTGGCGGTTCGCCTGGCGATCGCCAAGCTTTACCCAAAATCGGAGGCTGCGGAATGAAGATCAGCGACGCGGTATTCACCGTTGCGTTTTCGCTACTCATCCTCCTGATCTTCGTTGGGGTTGCGAACACGCCATGTAGCGAAAGCATCTTCTGCCCCTACGGGGGCAAATGAACCGCTTCCCTTGCCGCTGCCTCCAGTGCCGAGCCAGGCGAACGCTGGCGAAGCATCCAGTGGACTACGTACGAGAACCGCGGTGCGCGTGCGGCGGCTCTTACCGAGTAGATCAGTATCGGAAGCACAAAGAACACAAACGAGCCGGCTGCACCTGTTCCGGGTTCCCTTGGGACAATGGCCGGCACCGTAAAGGCAGCGCGAGCCCTGAGAATGGCTGGTACTGCGTATTTTGGAGAGGGTATGACGATGATTGAAAGACCTAGTGGTTGACCTCTACACGGCCCCTAAGCACGCCCAGGTTTGCTTGCGTGAACTCGGCGTAACTTACCAACTTGCCGTACCCCAGAGCATGGGGGACTGCTGGTGGTTCTTCAACTGTGAGAATGTGCCTGAGGAACTGCCGGGATGGATTAGCGTTCGGGATTTCGGCGACCTAAACACCCTGGTTGGTTTCGGCCTAAGTCAGAAAAACGCCGATGCCCTGATCGCAGCGAAAGCTACAAGCAATAGCAATTAAACTACTTGACATCCCTTGTGCTGCTATCTACAGTTCGCGGCACACCAACTCAAAAGGAACACGCAACATGTCGATCGAAGCTCTGCTCCAGGCGCAAATTGATGCGCTCAAAGAAAACACTGCAGCCGTGAACGCCTTGGCCAAATCGTTGTACGGTCGTGCACTGGGTGGTGATAACGATACCCCAGTTATCAAGGTTGCCGATAAGCCGAAGGCTGAAGCCAAGCCCGAGGTTAAGGAAGAGCCTTCCAAAGAAGAGCGCCTTCAGGCGGCTATCGAAGAAGCTGCAGAAGTTACCAAACAGCTTCAGACAGAACGCGAAGCCGCGACGGCCACGTCTTATGAGACCCTGCGCGAACTGGTGCTCAAGCTGGCCAGTGGCGGCAAGCGTGAAGAGATCAAGGCGGTCAGCAAAACCCATGGCCTCGGAGCTCCTAAGGATCTGCTCGATCCAAAAGACGGTGTAACCGTCCTGGACCAAGCCAAACTCGAAGCCTTGTACGCCGATCTGCTGGCGCTGGAGGCCTGAGATGGCTCACGCCTTCCTTAGCCCATCCGGCGCGGCGGCTTGGATGCGTTGTAACGCCAAGCCGTATCGCGAACGTGATTTCCCTGAGTCGACCAACGACTCCGCCGACGAGGGCACCGCCGCACACTTCCTGCTCGAGCAGTGCCTAGACCAAGGCGTAGACGCGGCGCACTTCCATGGCACGCGCATCAAGGTCGAGAACGGCGCTACCGAGTTCAACATGGGTGGCGAGTGGCCGGTAGGCCCGGATATGACTCGGGAAGTACAGAAGGTCTTGGACCTAGCTCGCAGCGATGCGGACGGCGCCACGATCTACCCGGAGCAGGTTCTGCCGATCAGTCAGTTCACTGGCGAAGACGGCGCCACCGGCACCTGCGACATGGTGATCGTGAAAGGCAATACGCTGTGGGCGCGCGATTTAAAATTCGGCCGTGGGGTCCAGGTCTTCGCTGAAGGCAATGAGCAGTTGCTGATCTACGCCGGCGCTGCGCTCGATGAGTTCGACGTGATGGGCGAGATTGAGAACCTTGTTCTCTGCATCGACCAGCCGCGGCTCAACCATTTCGACAAGTGGGAGTTGACCGTTAATGAAGCGCGCGAGAGGTTGGAAAAAATCCGGCTGACCGCGGTCTACATCCTCGAAGCGCCAGAAGAACTCCACGCAGTACCCGGCGAAAAGCAATGCCGCTTCTGCAAAGCCTCTGCCACCTGCAAAGAGCGAACAGAGCACACCATGGAGCTTATCGTGGGCGAATTCGTGGATCTCGAAAAAGGCTTCGTAAAAGTCGAAATGCCACAGGCGGAAAAGCTATTGGCACAGAGCTTCGGGGTGAAACCAGCGGCGATTGACCTCTACCGGCCGCATGGAGAAGACCCTTACTTCACCGTCAAAAAGCCGAGCATCCGTCCATCGCTGGAAGCAGCGACCGAAGCAGTAGCAACGGCGGATGATGAGCGCTTGGCGACACTGATGGATGCGGCCGACATGATCGAAGGCTTCGCCAAAGCGGTACGCGCCGAAGTTGAGCGCCGCCTCCTGGCCGGATCGTTCACCGACGCCCGCTACAAGCTGGTCGAAGGTCGCCAGGGAGCGCGTAGCTGGATTGACGAAGAGCAGGCCGAGGCAGCTATGAAGGCGATGCGCTTGAAGTCGGACGAGATGTACGACCGCAAGGTCATCAGTCCGACCAGTGCTGAAAAGCTCCTGGGCGAAGTGAACAAACGTAAGTGGGCGAAGCTCCAGCCGCTGATCACACGCAGCGATGGCAAGCCATCCGTGGCCCCGGCCAGCGATAAGCGTCCTGCTTTGAGCATGGCGATTGCCGAACAGTTCGAAGAGCTACAAGCCGAAGAACCTGTAACCGTTGTCGAAGACAACTTCGACGACCTCGTGTAGGAGACCGCAAATGAAGCTTTGGTATATGCGAGACAACCATACGTTTCGCGAGCTGTCACGGGACGTGGAGGAAGCGCTTAAAGCAATTCGGTCCGAGTTCGCAGCGGGCTTCAACCATGGCAGCTTCACGACTAAAGCTTACCCGAATGGTTACATAGCAGCGCACGGTGACCTTTCGAAGTTCGAGAAACAAATACGCGATTGGTACGAAACCTACATCCCCAACAACTGATTCACCAAAAACCTAAACTGATACTGAGGATCTAAACCATGAAACATACTTTCAACGACGCTCGCATCTCCTTCCCGAACATCTTCACAGCCAAGGCTAACGAGCAAGGCAAGGAACAGTTCTCCGCGGCCTTCCTGTTCGCTCCTGACCACAAGGGTATTGCCGGGCTTGACAAGGTGATCGAAGAAGTCGGCAAGGCCAAGTGGGGCGCCAAGTGGCCAGCTGTGAAGAAAGAGCTGACCGCAGGTGGCAAGCTGCTCGTGCACAACGGCGACAGCAAAGCCTCCCTGGCCGGCTACGAAGGCAATCTGTTCTTCAACGCCTACAACACAGTTCGCCCAACCGTGGTAGACCGTGACCGCTCGCCGCTGACCGCGCAAGACGGAAAGCCGTACTCTGGCTGCCACGTTAACGTGATCATCGACGTGTGGGCGCAGGACAACAGTTACGGCAAGCGCATCAACGCGCAGCTGCAAGGCGTCCAGTTCCTCCGCGATGGTGAAGCGTTCTCCGGCGGTGGTACCTCGGCAGACGCCAGCGACTTCGACGAGATCGCAGACGGCACTGACGCGGACGACCTGGCATGAGCAAGTCGACCAGTTCTTCCGGCAGCGGTTCGCTTGTCCTCGGCTTACTCGGCATTCTGTTTGTCGGGTTGAAGCTTACCGGCTTCATTGACTGGAGCTGGTGGTGGGTAACAGCTCCGTTCTGGGGCGGCATCGCGGTAGCCCTGGTTATCATGATGGGCGTCGGCGTGGTAGCCGGCATCTATACGGTGATCAAGCGCAGACGCTAACCCGCAACACCGAAAAGCCCGGCTAGCGTCGGGCTTTTTGCTGACCGCTTGTCAGAACCACTAGACATCACAAGTAATGCGTTGTACTCTTTGATTGTCGAAAACAAAACACGGAGTAGCACAAAATGGCTGAGCAAATCACCTTCTTGCCTTGCCCATTCTGCCGTAGTGAAGACGTGGTCTTTCTCGGTGTGGATCAGATCGAGGCGGATAAATGGAACGCCAGCATCCACTGCGAGGGCTGCGATGTAGTAGTTACTCATGCCTACGGTTCCAGTTCTCCAAACAATGCTATCCGCGCCATAGCGGCGAACTGGAACATCCGCGAGGAGGAATAGCCATGACACACGCAGAGCAAGCCAAGCAATCGTCCGACCCCTACCAATACTGCATCGCCCACTTCGAAGCTCGCTACATTGACCGCGCCGAACGCACGATCCGCTTCGTGTTCGCCGATGAGTCCGAAGTCACCTTCTCCGTTCGCTACGTGGTGAAGCTGTGAAACCCTCGGACGAGTTGTGTGCGGAGTACGCCGCACGATATTTGTGCGGCGAGTCTTCTAACACCCTGGCTAAAGAAGCCACGGTCACCCCACCCACTATGCGCCGCTGGCTGCGCGCCGCTGGTGCGGATATCCGCCCAGTTGGGGGTGTCGCGGAACGCGTGCTGACCCCGGAACAGGAGGACGATGTTGCTCGCCGGATAGAGAAAGGCGAGAAGCGCGAGTACCTGGCCGCATTGTTCTGCGTGTCGCGGGCTACTATCGTTCGAACCGGGCAAAGAGTCTTAGGGCGTAAGCCCGGTTCGCCGAATACCAAGCGAGCGGTGGCGGAGCGTTGGGGATATCCGTTCTGGGAAGTAGTCCGCGACTTCGCAGAGCAAGGTATGAACCGGGTCCAGACGGCCAAGGCTCTCGGGTATTCGGTGAATGGTTTCCTGAGACTCCTTTCAGAGAACGCCGAACATGACCCGTTCGAATCCTACGGCCACGCGAACAACTACGTTCGGGACTCGGGAGAGCCACTTGGCGACGCGGTTGCGCACATGGCTAAGAGAGGATTCACGATAACTGAGGCGGCCAGGTTCATAGGGTACTCGCACGCAAAAGGGCTGCGTCACGCTATGCGTTCACGAGGCATACCAGACCCCGGCTTCAAACGTAAGCTGGCCAAAAATCGTTTCTTAAGGAAGAAATCTAAATGAGCAATGAAACCCTGATCCGCCTGGAAAAGCGCGCTGATTACTACGCGGACCGCGCCGACGACTTGACATTCCAACTGGGCGCAGAGCGTCGCGAGCATCGGACCACACGCAAGTACCTGACCGCGTATCGCTGGATCGCGCTGATCGGTTGGGTTGCTGTTCTCGTTGTACTGACCGCTAAGGAGATTTAAGAGATGAAAAGTAATCTCATGTGGATGACGCTACTCAGCTATTTCATAGGTTCTTCTTTGCTGTTTATCGCTATGTCACAAGATAGCTACTGGGCGGCCCTAGCAGCATTTTTCTTCATAGCTAAAGGCGCCCACTGGGAAGAGCGGAGGAATCACGTATGAGCGAAGAAAAGGAATACACCGGGGGCTCGGTAAGCTACTACGCTGTCGACGTGAACGCGCCGATCAACGAAGAAAGCGATCCGTATACCGCAGAGTGCCAAGACATCATCGAGTCGCTTAAGCTCGACTTCAACGAAGGCAACGTCCTGAAAGCGATCTGGCGCAGGGCCGCAGCTCGCCTCGGTCGATCCAAGAAGGGCTATGACGATGGTCTGTACGACGCCGAAAAGATAGTCTTCTACGGCCAGCGCCTAGTGGCGATCGAGCAACGCCATAAGCGTATCGTTGCCTCCGCGGCGAAGTCTGTACTCGACGGCGAGAAGTCTTTCGCCGAAGCGCTAGTCGGCGCTGTCGTTCAAGACGTCGCGGAACAGCTTGCGGACATCTACGGCCCGCGTGACGCCGAAGGCTGGTACACCTGGAACGGCGACGAGACCATGCGTCCGGCAGGGAGGGTTGAAGTCCAATTCATGAGTCGAGGCCGCGACGTGGTAGACGCCGGAAGCGTCAAGTGGAACCACATTGGGGGGCTAGGCGATATCGTGAAATGGCGCCCCGCCCAATGAACATCGACAAATGCATTTTCCTTGACACGGAAACCTTCTGCGAAACGCCCATAAACAACGGGACGCACCGTTATGCAGAAGGCGCCGAGATCATCATGTGGCAGTGGGCGGTCGGCGACGGGGAAGTAAGCATTCGTGATGGGGATGAAGACATCAGCGACTTGCTCGCGCTGATTGAGGATGAAAGCTATGAAATTGTTATCCACAATTCGGCGTTTGATCGCACGGTTATTCGGCACGCGACCGGAATCGACATCCCTATCGAGCGAGTCTTCGACACCATGGTCTGCGGAATGGCTCACTCACTCCCCGGGGCGCTTGCTAGTCTTGGGACCATCCTCGGTATCCCGCAAGACAAAGCCAAGGATAAAGAAGGAAAGGCATGGATCAACCTCTTTTGTAAACCGCAACCGAAGGGGCGGAAGATTCGTCGTGCGACGCGGGATACTCACCCGCTAGAGTGGCAGAAGTTCCGCGACTACGGCGGCCTCGACATCGAAGCGATGCGCGAGATTTACAAGAAGCTCCCTCGTTGGAACTACCGCGGCGCCGAGCTTGAGTTGTGGCATCTCGACCAGCGAATTAACGAACGTGGTGTGCTGATGGACCTTGACTTGGCCCATGGCGCTATCCGCGCGAGTGACAGGGCGCAGAAGGAACTTGCCCGGCAGGCAGTCGAGATGACGGACGGCCAGGTTACCGCGGCTACGCAGCGCGATCGGATGCTGGAGCACATCCTCGAAGCCTATGGCATTCAGCTTGCTGACTTGAAAGGCAGTACGGTTGAGCGGGCGCTAGAAGATCCTGACTTGCCGAACGAGTTGAAGGAATTGCTACGCGTCCGCCTGGACGCTTCTAAGACCTCGGTCAGCAAGTACAAACGGGTGCTAAACGGTGTTAGCTCGGACGGACGGCTACGTGGTCTCCTGGCGTTCTGTGGCGCTTTACGTACCGGCCGATGGGCGGGTAGACTCTTGCAACCACAAAACCTGAGCCGTAGTAGTCTTTCCGAGGAAGGCGTAGACCGAGCCATCGAAGAGATACTGGCAGACGCGGAGGATTTACTGTGACGGAAGAGATTTGGAAACCTATCCCTGGATACGGAGATAAATACGAAGTCAGCAACCTTGGCCGAGTCAAGACCAAGTCTTTCTTAGCGCGTTTCATTCACTGGCGAACTGGTAAAGAATGCTTTAGGCAGACAAAAGAGAAATTCGTAGCGCAGCAGAAACAGAATGCGGGGTACATGCTCGTGCATCTCTGGCATGACGACAAACGCAAGGCCTGCACCGTCCATCGCCTAGTCGCCGGTGCTTTTTGCGAGGGCTTCTTCGAAGCGGCCGATGTAAACCACAAAGACGGTGTGAAGACAAACAACGTAGCCTGGAATCTCGAATGGCGTACCCGCAGCGATAACCACTATCACGCTGTAGAACACCGCCTGAACAAGCAGGCAATCCCCGTCGTGGACCCCCGTACCGGTGTTAAGTACGATTCGATCGCGCAGGCTGCCAAGAAGGCGAAGCATAACGCTAGGTTCATCCGTAAATATTTCTCCCGGTTAGATGATCTCGTGGCGAGGTGTCTATGAGTGCCACGGTTATGGAGAAATGCTCCAGCGTAGTACGAGGAGTATTCATCGCACCCGAGGGCAAAAAACTCGTCGTCGCTGACCTGGCCGGTATTGAGAACCGCGTTCTCGCATGGCTGGCGAGCGAATCATGGAAGCTTACTGCGTTCGCCGAGTTCGACGCCGGCCGCGGCGCTGACATGTACAAGCTGGCTTACGCCAAGGCATTCGGCGTTGACCCGGGGGAGGTAACCAAAGACCAGCGTCAAATCGGCAAAGTCAAAGAGCTGATGCTCGGCTACGCTGGCGGCGTAGGGGCTTACCTGACGGGGGCATTGACTTACGGCATTGACCTAGAAGCGATGGCCGAAGGCGCTTACGACTCCATTCCTAAACCAACCCTGGACGAAGCGGCCGACTTCCTCGAATGGCAGATCGGCCAGGGGAAATCGCAGTATGGGCTCAGCGATCGCGCATTCATCGTGTGCGACAGCTTCAAGCGCCTATGGCGCGAGAGTAACCCAAACATCGTGACGTACTGGAAAGAGATAGAAAACGCTTGCCGTTCGGCGATACAGAATCCCGGCGTAACGCTTACCTGCCGCATGCATAAAGTGCGTCGGGACGGCGCTTGGCTGCGGGTCATGCTTCCGAGCGGTCGATATTTGTGCTACCCGTCTCCGCGCGTAGAAGATGACGGGCAGATCACCTACATGGGCGTGAACCAGTACACGCGAAAATGGGAGAGATTGCGTACATATTCTGGGAAAATCGTCGAAAACATTTGCCAGGCAGTCGCACGCGATGTGCTAGGCGCCAGCATGCCGACAATCGAAAAAGCTGGATACGAAATCGTCTTGACTGTCCATGACGAGATCATCAGCGAAGCGCCGGACACCGACGAGTACACGCACGAACACCTGGCCGAACTGATGTCCGCTGGTTGCGACTGGACAGAAGGCTTGCCGCTCGCCGCCGCCGGCTTCGAAGCGTATCGTTACCGCAAGGGTTGACTACAAGTCGAATCTTGCATAAGCTTGCGTACAAATAGAGGAGGGTTTGAAATGTCTTACGACGCAGATAAGGTTCGGGTAGCTTTGGTTTTTCTTAACCCTAAGATGATTGAAGGGTTCCTCGGGCGATCACAGGCAGCGCGGAAAGCTAGAGCGCTTGTTCTCCACGACCAGTGGTTGACCGGCTTCCCACGGAAGGAGCGCAAGCCATGCTAGAACGCGATATCGAAGCGTACCTCGTCAAGCGCTGCAAAGAGATTGGCGCGTTGTGCGACAAGTTCACCAGCCCTCAGCGTCGTTCGGTGCCCGATCGGCTGATCACGTTCGGCGGGCGCGTGTTGTTCGTTGAGCTGAAAGCGACCGGGAAAAAGCCTACCGAAGCTCAGGTACGCGACCATGACCGGAGGTGGGAGGCGAGAGCGGAGATTATGTGGACTGACAGCGTGGAAGGCGTCGATATGATTATCCGCGGACTGCAGGACAATTTGACCGTTCATACCAACCCTTCGTTTAAGGTTCTCGTATATGGCAATTGACTTCATACCTCGCCGCTATCAGGAACTGATCGGCGACTTCATCAAAGGCGTTAAGCGTTGTGCAGTCTGGAGTTCCCCGGGTACCGGCAAAACAGGTGCTACGCTGACCGCGCTCGAGGATCTTAGCTATGTCGAAGACGTGTACCCGGCGCTCATCGTGGCGCCGCTTCGCGTAGCGCGCACTACTTGGCCGAACGAGGTGCGGAAGTGGAACCACTTGAAGCATCTGCGCGTCGTAGTGGTCACCGGGAGCTTGAAGGAACGCCGAGCCGCGCTTCGCATTCCAGCGGACATCTACACGACGAACTTCGAGCAATTGCCATGGCTGGTCGAAGAGCTGGGCGACAAATGGCCGTTCAAGACTGTCGTACCGGATGAAGCGACCAAGTTGAAGGGGTTCCGCCTTCGGCAAGGCACGCAGCGCGCCAAGGCTCTCGCCCGGGTCGCGCATACGAAGATCAAGCGCATCATCCTGTTGACCGGTACGCCCAGCCCAAACGGGCTGCAGGATCTATGGGGGCAGATGTGGTTTGTCGACAAGGGCGATCGACTTGGTCGCACCTTCGATGCGTTCAAGCAGCGCTGGTTCCACGCTTCGCACACAGGGTTCGGCGTCGAGGCGAACGACAACGCGCAGCAGCAGATTCAGGAAGCGCTAAAAGACGTGTGCATAACGATCGACGCGGCGGACTGGTTCGCGCTGGAGGAACCGATCGTTAACCGCATTCTTGTGGAGCTTCCACCTGCGGCCAAGGTCATGTACAAGCAGATGGAGAAGCAGTTCTTCATGGAGCTTGAGAGTGGTGCGCAGATAGAGGCGTTGAACGCTGCGGCTAAGTCGATGAAGCTCATGCAGTTGGCTAACGGAGCCATGTACCTCGAAGGCTCGAACGACCAGTGGGAAGTCGTACACGATGAGAAGCTCGACGCGCTTGAGGAGATCGTAGAGGAAGCCGCAGGTATGCCGCCGCTCTGTTTGTATCAGTTCAAATCTGACTTGGTGCGACTCAAGAAGCGATTCCCTGATGGTATAGACCTGTCAGAAAAGGGCGGATTGGAGCGTGCTCAAGCGGGCGAAGGGCGCGTATGGTTCGGCCACCCTGCCAGTATGGCCCACGGCGTGGACGGCTTGCAGTATCACAGCAACATTATGGTCTTTTTCGGCTATAGCTGGTCGCTGGAGAACTACCTGCAGGCTATCGAGCGCATCGGGCCGACTCGCCAACTGCAAGCCGGGTTCAAGAGGCCGGTGTTCATGCATTTGATAATGGCAGCAGATACCCTGGATGAAGTTGTAATAGAACGTCTGCACAGCAAGCGCGAGGTTCAGGATGTGCTTATGCAGGCCATGAAAGAGCGCGGGTTTAAAACTTTGGAGGATGCAGCGTGAGATTCAGAGAAAAAGATCCACTTACGTTAGAGGTCCTCGCCGAACGGCTGCGATATGAACCGGACACAGGCCTATTCAGGTGGAATTATGAAAGAAGCTATAAGGCCAAGAAAGATCAGGTTGCCGGATATACAAGAGGGGATGGGTATACTCGTATCCGGATAAATGGTCTCGAGTATTTCGCCCATCGCGTAGCTTGGTTTATCACGCACAACGGCACATGGCCTGTTGCGGAAATCGATCACATAAACGGTGTGAAGGATGACAATCGGATTTCTAATCTGCGTGAAGCCGACCGTATCTTAAATCTCCAAAATCTCAAAAAGGCGCGACGCGATAACCTAAGCACGGGCCTGCTCGGCGCGTACGCTTACCAAAAGGGATTCACGTCATACATCCAAGTGAACAAGGAGCGCATGTACCTCGGATGGTTCAAGACCGCTGAGGACGCACACCAAGCGTACATGGCAGCTAAACGTGAACTCCACCCAGGGAACACATTGTGAAAATCCTAGCCATGCTCTACGTCATGAACTGCCCGATCTGCCAACCGGAGCCAGTGGCCGCGTACTTCACGCAGGACGCCCATGTTATCTGCCAGGCAACAGCCGCTGCGCAAAATGCAACTGAGGAAGAGGAGTATTACTGTGAGTGAGAAATCAAGAGAGCAGTTCGAAGCTTGGGAATGCGACGCACCGGACGGGCCACAAACTGACCCTATGTGGATGCTCCGTTGTACCTTGGACCCAGAGAAATATGGGATCGCCGAGGTACAAAAGAACTGGGAGGCTTGGCAGGCTTCCCGCCGGAATGTAGGAATACATTTTCCGCCGCCGGGTTCGTATCAGTGCCGGTCCGACATAGAAGCTACCATCGTCGGTGACTGCGCTGAAATTCTTAAACAAAACGGCATAGAAGTTAAGCCGTCACTTAGCTGACCGCTTCCTCAATTCCGACCGGCAGAACTGTAACTCTGCGTACTGCCGGTCGGCTTCTCGTCTGATTCGAAAATAAAGTTCTGAAGCAGCGTGTTCAAGTTCTGCGGTTCCCTTTCCAGCTCCGCCGGGAACGGTTCCGGTGGTGGGCACTGCTGGGGCGCAGGTTGCTTTGACCCGCAGCCGCTTAATGCCGTCAGCAACATCGCGCTCAAGAGCAGACGTTTCATTCTCTTTACCCGTTTTGTAATCGAGGAAGACTTTGCGGATCTCTTCAGTCTGTGCGCGTGACGCGATTAGCTGTTGGTTCACCGCGTCCACGTTTATGGCCAGGGCTTCCGCTTTTTCAAGCTCCAAGCGATTCTCAGTGGTTGTAGAGCCGTGGTTGAAACCAAAGACCCAAGATCCGATGGCGATACCCACTACGCCGAGCGCCGCCCAACCATAGTTGAAAGGGCTTATCACGAATACTGCTCCAGCGCGAAGGCGTAGGACTTACCCCAAGTTTCGATATGCGGCTTGCCCGGTCGCCATACCCGTTGATAAAGCTCCCAGCCTTCCTGCGTAGAGCCTGGCAGCCGATGCGGGTCGGTGTACATCAACAGCCGCGCGAAGGCAGCCCCTAGTACGTCATCCGCCGCCATGCGTTCCCACACCGCCATGCGCTCGGGCTTCACAGCCAGAGCATCGCAAACGCGTTGCGCGTGCTTCGCCGAAGCCTTGTGCGTCAAGACGCCGTTGATGCCGGCGAGTCGGCCGTTCTCGAACTGCCAATAGCTTGCCGCCGGCCCAACCGGCGCCAGCACGCCATTCACTTTCAGCAATTGCCGGCGTGAGCCGTACTTCGATTCCTGATAGCCAATCGCGGCATGCAGAACGCGCGCCAGCGTCGAGTCCATGGCTTTAGGTAGAAGGGAAAACGCTTCGTCGATTGCGGCACGCGGAAATGTCATGGATGCTTACCCTGGAAGAAATGCTGAATGGACCTTTTAACATGCTTCCAGATGCTTTTCATCCACCAGTGGCGAACGCCAATCGCGAAGAAGCTGACGTTCAGCAGCATCTGCGAATTGTGTGATGGATGGCTCAGATAGGAAAAAGCAGCGAGCGAGAGCAACAGGTAAAGTAGCTTCCCGATGATCCC